TGGGAGCAACTGATTACCCTAATCCGTAAAGCCCTCTCACTCACCCCCGCTGTTCTCGTCGCCCTGGGCATCATGACATCGGCAAATGCGGCGAGTCTATTCCTCATCTTCCCGCCGCTCTTCGCAATGCTTTGGAGCTTCAAATCTGCCGCAAAACCTAAAAGCAAATACCCATGAGCTATCAATCCGTAGGTCAAGTATTCGACCCAATCACATTCAAAGCCCACCTCGAAACCGTAAACATAGGCTGGGCGGATTCAGTGACCGTTCATCATACGGCATATCCTGATCTATTAATGCGCCCAAAAGGGTGGACCATCCAACACATGCGGAACCTCGCACACTACTATGGATCACAGCTAGGTTGGAGCGCGGGGCCACACTTATTCACTGACGAGGATCAAGTATTCGGCCTGTCCCCACTCACCTCCCCCGGAACTCACGCCAGAAGTTTCAACAGAAAATCCATCGGGATTGAGATGCTCGGTAACTACGACAACGAAGACCCGTTTTCTGGCAGAGGCGCGCAGGTGCTAGAAACCACCGCCGCAATCGTTGCCGCCCTGCTAATCAAGCTGGGAAAGCTCCCCGACGAAACCACCGTCAAATTTCACCGTGACGATCCGAAAACCTCAAAGACCTGCCCCGGAAAGAAAATCCAGAAATCGTATTTCCTCGGCCTCGTTGAACGCCACATACAATCAATCAAACGGGATAACTCCCAATCAGATCGAATCGAAGATGCAGAAAAGCCGGAGCTTACCATTGAGGAAAGAGTGAAAAGACTCGAATCCGAAGTTTTCACTTAAATAAAAACATGCGCCCGTATCCATCGGAGCGATCATCTTGCTACCTTGCCGTCGATGAACACGCAAGAACCTGTCCCAGGCGAACAGCCGGAACAAGACATCCCGTCAACAACGACCGAAGTGAGCGAACAGCCGCCAAGCGTCAATCCCGACGACTACTCCGCCGAGGAGCTGCTTGCAGCACTCACCGGGGAACCCGAAGCAAAGGCACCATTGGACAAACTCCCAGAAGCGGCACCGAGCGAACAGCCGGAACCGAAAAAGGAAGAGGAACCCAAGGAAAACGCCCCAGAGAAAAAGGAAACCCTCCGTCTGCGCTTTTCCGCGCTCTCGCAGGATCAACAAACCGAGACAGCAGAAGCCTACCGAATGGTGCGCGACGGTGAAGCCTCAGACATGCTCGAAGCCATTCAGGCTCTGCGCGGTGTCCCGGCCTCCCCCGATCCAGCCAAGGCCGAAGATGCACCGGCAGAGATCCCGCAAAGCCAGGAAGACGCACCGCCAACCGAAGCCGAAGTAATCAACGCCCAGATCGCAGACCTCCGTGTCTCGCGCAAGCAAGCGGGTAAAGATTTCGATGACGACGCGGAAGAGGATTTCACCACACAGATCGAAGACCTGACATTGAAGCTCGCCAAGGCGGAAGCGAAAGCCGAAGCCCAACATGAGTTTTCCCAACGCACCGAGGCGCAATCCCGGCAGCAATGGGCAAAGGAATACGAATCCGCCGTGGACGAACTCGAAGGCAAGTATCCCGATGTCCTTGATGACAACAGCCCATTCACACAACACCTCGACAGGAAGATCAAAGCGGCAAAGGCGGATTCCGACCCACGCCTGCAAGATCCTCGCTACATCGTGGGATTCGCTGATGAATTGGTTGCGGAAATCAAGGCGATGGCACCCAAGCCCTCCGGTGCGAAGCCAAGCCCGCCGCCGAGCGCCCCGCGCCCGAACGGCTCCGCAGTGGCTCCCTCGCAAAACACAGCCCAACGGGTGTCCGACCAACAGGCCGCCGCGATGTTCTATGACGAATCCACAAGTGCCGACGACATTCTTGCCGCCCTCTACCAATAGGGGACGGAACATCAGGGAATAATCGGCACCATTTCTCCAAAACTTCTAGAAAACCAAAATTATGGCCTTCAATGCAGAACCAAATGCCCAAACGCTAGCCGAAGTGCTGGCGATGGCACCCAACGCAAGGCAGGATGCAGTAACAGCATTCTTCCACAAACAATCCGGTCACCACAATGGCCTGATGCGTTTCACCTCCGTCTTCGATCCCAATCAGAAGAACGGCGGAATCACTTCCATCTTCGCCGAGAAGACGGAGCTCCGTGCAGGCGGTAAAGCCCGCGTCCACTTCAATACCATCGGCCTGCCCGCTGGCCCTGGAGTCAATGGCGCTGGCACACTGACCGGCAACGAATCCAAAGCCGCCATCGGAAACTACTCCGTGGCCGTTGACTGGATTCGCGATGCCGTTTCGCTCACGATCGATGAGATCGAAATGATCGAAGCCGGACGCAACCTCAAGCCAACCCTCATGCGCCTCCTCGCGGAGAAGATGGGCCTCATCAAGCAGAACCAGATGCTCAAGCGCCTGATCGACTACGCTTACGACCTCGCCACCACCCCGGCCAACTGGGCAAACGGTACACACCGAGGCAACGTCTATCGTGTCGGCAACCGTGCGAACATCCATCAGCTCACCCCTGATGATACCCTGTCCCTGGAAGTCTCCAACATCTCGCGGGAAATGCTTTCCACCCTTGGCGGTGAGCAACTCAAGCGCGATTTCGGAAAGACTGGCTCCCCGATCAACAAGTATCTCATGTTCGGCACGGACAAGTCGTTCCTCCCGATCCGTAACGACAGCCTCTTTTCCACGGCGAAGGAAGCGGACGTTCGCGGCGAGAAGAACGCGGCGTTCACCGGCGAAATGATGGACTGGCAGGGGAATTGCTTCTACGAGCTTCCCGTCAAGGACATCGCGTGGGACGATTACAAGGGCGGCCCATTGGTTGCCAAGGCGAAGGTCACAGTGGAGGCGAAACCCACCACCGTCGCACCGAAGCTTGTTGTCAGTGCTGCAAACCTCAAAAGCCTCTACTTCCAGTGGTTTGATGGTTATCGCTACCCTTACAACCGCCTCGAAGCCGCGCCTAACCTGTCGTCCATCGAATACTACGGCTGGGCGTGCAACCCGGACGGTTCCCGCGTGTTCTTCGCCTACAACGGCAACCACGACGGAAACCTCATCGCCATCACCAAAATCCTTTGCCCTGCCCAAGCTGGCACGACAATCGACCAGGCGACTGTCGGTCAGCTCAACATCGGTGACGCCGCCGCATACGCAGCAGGAACAACCGGAGCCTTCACCCCGGCAGGAACAGGCATCAACCTCCCGCTCACCGGCACGAACGGCGCGTGGGTTTACACGGATACCATCGCCCCAGGCGCGGTCATCCTGCAAGCCAACAGCCAAGGCACCGTTTACACCCGCTCCATGTGCTTCGGCGCTATGGCCGCGATGTATGCGAATGGCCGCGTGAAAATGAAGGAAATCGAACAGGACTTCGATTACGAGTTCGTCCAAGGCTCCGGCTTCATGATGATCTTCTGAACCGGAATCGCGCTCGATCCTCTCGGCGTTCCCAACGGCTACCTGCTCATCGAGCACGCCTATGAGATCACCGGCTACCCTTGCCCAGCGAAGGTATAAACCGACCAACCCCAACCCAGGGCGGGGCGGCGTAACCCGCCGCCCCGCCTTTTTCTTTTCCAATTTTAACACAAATCAAAATGAACATTCCCGCACAGCTTTCAAAGTCCACGATCAGCGATCTCAACTGCCCTGATACCGTGGCTGTCCGCGTTTTGCTCCACAGCGTTTCCAACACCGGGTCTGCCCGCATCCGCTGCCGCAGCCGCCAATACATTTTCGAGAGAGACTATGAAGCCGGATGTCACATCCTCGACATCCCTATGTCCGTCTGGATGGCGGGCACGAACCCCGGCAGATACCGCCCCCAAGGCTCCGTCTGCGATGATTTCCGGGAACTGCCTGGCGCAGCCTTCACGATCCACCTTATCGGAGCCGCTCCCCTTCAAGATCTCCGCACAATCTCTGAACTCCGCCGCCTGCTTTCCTCTCTCGGTGCGCCGGAAGAGGTTGAAAATGCCTTCGACCTAGCCACGAAAAATGTTGACGAGCTTGCCGAATACGTCGATGGGATCATTGAAACATTTCAAAAGGATGCACCTACGGAGGAGCTTGAACGCGCCCGCGAGGACGATGGAACATTCAAGGCCGATGATCCGGCTACCCCCGAGATCAACGAGGCGTTTCAGGAAAAATCGGATACTGCGGAGAAGTCCGCCGATCCTCTCGGATCGGCCTACACACCCGAAGAAGCGGACGACCTCGAAAACCTGCACTGGAAAACCTTCGAGAAGAAATACGGCATGTTGAAAGCGGATTTCATCACATCGAAGGAAACTTCAATCGTCTAAGCGATGACCATCAACGAAGCCGCCCTCCGACTATTCAGCCTCTTTTCCCCGGAAGAACGGAGCATCCCGGATTCCGCTACCTATCCGGGGCGGAACGCGGCGGTGGCCGGTGCGCTCAACGGGGCATTCCAGCGGCTTTTTGCGGATAACGGGCCATGGGTGAGGAAAGATCCCCGTGCGGCGCTTATCTACGCGCCAACGCAAGTCACCGTTGCCGTGGTGAATGGTTCCAACGGCGCAACCGTCACCGGCTGGCAAAGCTGGATGGCCGGATGTTTGATCGTGATCGACGGGGATGCCGCTGAAAACCGAATCAAAAACGATTCCGCCACCGCAGTCCTGAAAATCCCATACGGCGGGACTACCGGCACAAAGACAGCAACCGTGTGGTGCGACGTTGTTTCCATCGCAACGGATGTGCTCGAGGTGCATGAGCCGGTGCGGTTCAAAGGGGGGAAGCTGACCCCGCTGGCGGCCAATGGGATTCCATCGAGCCTCGCCACGATGAACGACTATGGCACGCCCTCATTCGTAAACATTGTGGATTCCGACCAAGGACTGGTTCAATCCGCCGGAACCCCCCGATTCTACGCCGTGGACACGTGGACAAAAAACGAGACGACACCCAGCGGCCTGCGTCTCACCCTTTCGCCCGTGCCGGATAAGTCGGGACCGCTGGAATACGAAACCACCCTCCAGCCGCCCATGGTTTCGGATCTTGCCCTCGTGGCGGAACTGCCAATTCCCCTCGGCCTTGCCGATTCCGTCTTCCTCCCCATCGCGACGATGATGCTCTTCGATTCACCCTTTTTCCGTGGCGTGATGATCCCGGAGGCGATCACATCCAAGCATCAGGCGGCCATGGCTGTTATCGCAAAGCTCAATCCCGCCAAACAGTCCCCAAGATTCGTCGCCAAAGGATAATCCGCCATGTCCGTAGATGCTTTCACACCCACCACCACGGAAATCCGGCTCCCGTCGCCCTTAAACGGCACAATTTACACAACCACGCGCCTGGTAGCAGCGGAAAACCCACGCCGCTGATCGGGGAGACGATGGAGGCAGAGCAAGGGGTAGAATGGGCCGACTCCCTCATCATCGCGGTGAGCAAAACCTCCGGAAGCCCTCAGAAGCAGCTTGTAATCACTCACGCAAGAATCCCGACTGTTGCCGAGCAGCTTAATTCCAACTGGGATTGGTCAAGCACCGATATAGGAGGGAAACGCTTCGAGGGCGTATCCCGGACATTCGTGTTTCCCTCGGAGGATTTTGATGAGGAAGGCCCGGTCGCCGGATCTGCCATGGAGATCGGCAGCGAAAGCCTTTTCAATGGAGATGGCTACATCCTTGTGGACAGGGACACCGTGGGCAGCGGTAGCCAGCTTGAACCCGTATTCCGCGTGGAGCGGCGCAACTACATCCAGCGGGTGACGACAGGCAGCGTCGTCATAGACCTCCAGACCGGACGAAGCAAACGCAGCACGATGAGCCTGCACTATCGCGGCGAGACGGTAGGAGGTGCCGTCATCGAGACGCTCGCAGCGACCCCTGGCAACGCCTATTGGGGGCTGCAAGCGGATGGCGTTTTCAGGGAACTGGAACAGCTTTCCTCCGATTGGTTTGCCATCACGGAATCTAGCAACCTCCCCGCCAATGCGATCAACTCGCTCGCCAATCCTGCCCAAACCCGTGTCACCGAACCAGTGACCCCCCTTGGCACCGATCTGGTATTCCGGGAAACCGGAGGGATGCCCGATCCAGTCCCCAGCTACGGGGACGCGCATTACGACACCGCCACATTCCCCGGTTACTTCCTCGCACATATCGAGCCTGCTGACCAGATAGGCCTACTCTACACCTTCCACTACGCCAAAAACCGCAACGCCGAAGACCCTTTCAACTGGGAACACGCCGAGGCTGACCTTGGCGGCACCAAGTTCCCCACCGTTTCCCGTGATTACATCATCCTACGGGCGGACTATAACCCGGATGCCCCGGCACAAGGCGCGGACATGGCAGATGTTCCCGCCTCGCTATTCGGGGCTGGTTACGTGCTTTCTGCAAAAAGGCAAACCCGCACCAACGAGCCAAAGATCGACAACCTCTTTGTCATCGAGAGCCGGACATACATCAAGAAGTCAATCATCCGGGAAGTCGGCTATGACCAGGCAACCGGAAGGGCAAATACCGAATCAGTCACCCTATACTTCCGTGGCGAAACCATTGGCGCAACCGCTATTGAAACCCTTATCTCCGCCCCTGAAAACGCTTACTGGGGATTACAAACCGATGGGACTTTCCGAAGCGGGCAGCAAGTTTCCCTCAACTGGTTTTCAGTCACCGCTCGCAACGTCCTTCCGGTTTTGCCGGAAAACTCGATTTCCAACCCAGCAAAGGCCCGGCAAACCCGCCGCGTCACCCCATTGGGGACGGATGTCATATTCACAGAGATTGGGGCCATGCCCGATCCAGTCCCCGCTTATGGGGACGCTCATTACGACGCAACGGCTTGGCCAAACCACGTCCTTGCTCTCATCGAACCCGCCGATCAATCCGGCCTACTCTATAAATTCACCTACGTTGCCGACCGCGCCAGCCAGGACAGTTACAACTGGACGGTGAACGGTGAAGGCGTGACGCGAAGCTACGTCGTCCCGAGAAGCCTCTATTTCGCCCGCCACGTCGATGACGTGCTGGTAATAGCGGATGAATTCACCTACCCGGACATCGGCACCGCAGATCCACGTTTCGCGCAGTATGGATTTGTTGATGACTCATGCACCCGTTTCAACGACCCCGAGCTAGATAGCCTTTACGTTGTCATCTCCCGTAGGTTCTTGGAGATCGAGACAACCGAGATTGTTTATAGCGATCAATTTGACCACAACATTCTCATCACCAAGGAAATCGTTCCCCACACAGAACCCGTAACAGCACCAACTGTGGCCAATGGTAGCCAGATCGAGGTTCGCCATGGCAATTTCTATCACAACATCAAAATCACCCAGAGCATCCTGCTTGTTGAAGAGGAAACCTATCCGCTCTTGCATTCATCCGTTCCCGGCTACGCGGACTACCCGTTTCCCTCATTATTGAACGCTTGCAACATCGTTCTAGCTTGGGCGCGGGCGACAAACACAAGCGCACCGGAAGCCTACGCCGAGGATTACTATTTTGATTGGGAAGTGATCGACCCACGGCGCGGACCGTATAGTGCCACCATTGAGAGGTATATCACCGATGATCCTGAATCCGTCCGCACAGCCCATCCCATCACCTACATCCCCTCTCCAAAGCGTGAAACAGTTGGAATCACCGCCGCGTGGGCTTACTCATCGACGGAAGGCAACCGCGCCACCGCATCTGCCAGAGAGGTATTACTGCCTGCCACCATCCACGACCTCGTTACCATCACTATAAACGGAACAGCCATCGAAGCGGGGGCCGCCGCAAACAGACAAGGACTCAACACTGAGGATCTGGCAATAACTGACGGCTACGATAACTACATGGACCTCACCCAGGCAACCGTTGGATACAACACCCGGCAGCTACCATTCGGCCTGTACGAAGTCAGCGTGACCAAGATCGACATGGAGTTCATTTATGACGCTCCACCACCTCCAGGACCATAATGGAACAACCTCCCAAAATCCTAAACGATTACCAACCTTCCCCCATCGGGGAAGCTGGCATGTCGTTTGAAACCATCCCCGCCGCAAGCCCCCAAAGCAGGGACTACGGAAACCAAAACGAGCCAAAGACAAGGGAAACATCCCCCCGACGCATGGAGTCAGACCCGCCTTCAAACCCGCCTTCAAGTGGCGGGGTGGTGGCTTTTCGCCTGACTGGAAGTGATTTAACTTGGAATGTTTCGTCCGACGGCAGTTCCATCACCGATGGAACCAACGGACCGGCAATCGACCTCTCCGCCGCTGGTTTTGATACCGACACAGCGATAGCCGACTCGACCACCAAATACATCGTATTAGAAGCCACAGTGACGGCGGGAGTCGCATCCGCATGGGCCTTCGCCGCCGTCGACCTCGCAGATAGCAAGGAGGTCGGCACGGATGCAGGCCCGCCTATCGTGCAAAACAAAGTCCGGCTTCGGATTGGCAAGGTAGTGACTGCCAGCGGAGCGGCCACCGCCACCCAATATGTAACCAGCTCGCAGATTCTCAGTGACTCATTCCTCAACGGCATGATCGTTAAAACTCTAGAATCCCACACCTTCCAAAACTGATGGGCGACCGCATCACATTTCGAGGTAGGGGGAGAGGATGCTGCGTTAGCGACGAGGCAACGCCGATGGCCGCCGTCTCTATCACAGAGCCAAGGGTCAAATACATCAAAGGCTGGCTGACCGGCGGCACCGATCCCGGCGACGGCAGCGTGGAGTGTGGAGATGGGACGGCCTACCCGATGGAAGTTACGCCCGATCAGCTTAGTGAGATCATGTATCGAGTGAGGGATGCTGAGTGGGCTGGGGGTGAACTGGTTCAAGAGTCGGTTGGAATTGTCACTTACTACCTTAAAAAGACCCTCGACTCACGTCCTGCGGCACTAGTTGAATCTTATGGCGATAACACGGCTGATGCCTCCTTTAGTTATAGAGGTTATGCAACGTCACGAACTATCCCCTCGGCTCTCTCAGGATTGACCGCCGCAGATTGGCCGATGGATACTTTCGGTTCAGAGTATTTCGATGATGCGTATGAGGTGGGCGAGACATTTACCACACCGCCCGGATTTACTTATGAGAACGGCAAGATGGCAATTCGGGAAGCCAGCGCAGAACGTGGGATGTGGGCAGCGGAACCAGTTGGACTAGGCTCAGATATCGGCAAATACGAATTATCCACAGATATTTCTGATTACATATCGCAGAACAATCCAATTTATGGCGAGTTCAGAACTGGCTTTTCCTATTTTGGGAAGGGGTGGACAGACTCCGGCTCGGTGCCGAGCGGATACGTGCCTTACATCGAAATTGCTGGTGGCAGTCCTACCCCATTTCAAGGAGGATCTATTACCTTAGAGTTCAGTGGTAAGGTTGCTTTTGTTGACACAGCCGCCAACGGCAATCCTTTTGACCCAGCCAATAGTTTATACCTTGGAGTCGATCTTGTCATGCACATAGATGAAGGTGGTGCTGGACGCGCTTATACCAATAAAGACTCGGCGTTTTATACGCCAGTAGATACAGGATCAGTCCTGAAGCTTGTTTTATCAGGGACAGGGAATGAAGTGACAGCTAAGATCTACTCTGATAACGAAGCAGATCCAGGCGGCGGGACACCTTATCTTTCATTTATCAGCTGCACGGATCTAGTTTTCACAGCCACCGCATGGTGGCCCTACGCCGACACCAACGGAGATCCCGCATGGGACTCAACCACTGGAGATGTCGCCAACGGCGGGCCGATGGGATAATCCCGTAACCCCGTCACCGAGTGGTTGGCTCACCCCAAGCAGCGAAAAAGCTTTGATATTGCGCCCGTATCCATCGCGGGGATTTGTGGGCATGTTTCGGACATGGCCAGTAGATTCCGCAAAAATGAAGACTTGAGAGATTCGGGGAACATCCGCATTGATGCCCGCCCTAAAAACAGCGTTTCGAGCCAAGCAGGTATTCGCGGGGCGCATTATGGGATGGGCGGGGAACTGATCGGCGGATATGCCGAGGGGAAAGCCTTTGGGACCAAGGACAGGAGCAAGCAGTCCGGATCCCGTCTTGACGCAAGCCCTACGCCCGGTCTGGACGCGCAGAAACAGGGGCCGATCCGTTATGGGAACGCACAGGATCGGCAAGCCCAGCAACGCGAGGCATCGACAAAAAGCGCCATGAGCGGAGCATTCGGCACCGGTGCGCAGAAGCGGGCGAAAAACCTCAAAGGCAGGCAGGATCTTTTCAAGCAGATGCAGACAGCGGGAAGCGGCGGGGTGAACGATGCGATGCGCACCCGTGCGACCGAGCTGGGGGTGGATCAATCCCGTTTCCGGGCGGTGGCAGGCGCCTTGCCTCCTGCTGCCAACCCCATGCTCAATACCTACAATTCGCCATCGAACACCGGACAGGCTCCCCCGCCTGTCCCGATGGCGACTGCCCCGGCGACGGTGGCCCCCTCCCCGCAAGCGGTGGCTCCACCCCAGGAAGGAACCGGATTCAACAGGCGCGAGCCTGAAAGGAAGTTCGGGGCTGACATAGCCAAGGCAAATATCGAAGGCCTTGGGCAAGAGGCGGCAACGGCGGATTACTTCAAGCGGGCGGCGGCTGAGAAGGAGCAGCTTGCGGCCAAAAAGGCAGCAGCAAAGCAATCGCAATTCAGAAGCGCAACGGCGATCAACGCGCCTACGCCCGCCGCACCCGACATCCCGGCACCGAAACCAGCCAAGCCGATGATGGTCGGTGGAAAGCAGATGGCTGACGACTACGGCACCCGCAATTCCCCGGCAGACAGCGCAAGTCAGGCGGCGAAGGATGCCCAGCGAAGGGAGATTTCCGCGAAGCTCAGAGCAGCCCGACAACCGACCCCACAACCTTCCGCATCCCCATCCGTCCCCAGCCCCGCCGCAAGGAATACCAAAGCAGCTATGGGGGACACTTCCAACGACACCTTCAGCGATCCCGTGGCCGAAGCCAAGAAGTCCAGGGACATGGCAAAGGCAAAGGCGGATGCTGAATACGCGAAAAACAACGCGGCGATCAGGGAGCGCAGGCAGTCCCAGAGCATCGGCCCATTCAACTACGGTTCCATTGCAGCAACGGCTTGGCAATGGCTCCAAAACGACAATTTCTCCGGGGCGGAAAAGCAACCCGACAAGCCAGCGGATACAAGCGCACGCAAGCGATCCATGTTTGCCAACAAAAGCAGGTAGGATTTACCTCACCCCATCGCCGCCGAAGACTATGGAACAAGGGTCACCAGCCCGAAAAAGAAGCCGGAGATAGCTTCCTCTTAGGCCGTTCGCCCCATCGCTACGCGCCTTCATCCCGCGATCAATGAAACTACCTACGGTATTGGCGGCGCGATTCTAGCTCTTGCCTGATCCTTTGGAGTTCCCTGTTCTGTTGCTGGAGTTCGTCCAAGATGTTTTCCTGTTCGATTGCAGCGAGGCGTCTTTGGTAGGCGGCATTTGCAGCAGCTCGTTCACGGATGGCCTGCTCGATGGTAATCTGGCCGCTGTTCAATCTTTTGTTGATGCGGTTATTAGCGAGTCGCTTAGAAATTCTGGCCATCGCGTAGGGGTCTCCGCTGCGAGCGGCGGTCTGATCCCTGGCGTCAACCCCTGCCTCGCCCCTGGCCACGGCGGCAAGGTATTCGTTTATGTCAAAAGGTTCGGATTGTTGGGCAAGCACAGATCCGGCAAATACGACGGAGCAAAAGACCATGGTGATGAAGTGTTTCAAAATGCTGTTTTTTTGGAGATTGCCGAACTTCGTAAGCTGGATCGAGTGCGGGCGGATTCACCCAACAGGTTCAAGCGTAGCCGGGACAGAATCAGGGAACGGTTGCTCGCCGTGAAAATAGAGGCGGAGTAGTTTCGAGTCCCGCTCATCTATCTTCCGAAGATCGTTTACCCACTTGCTCATCCCGCTGCTACTGACGCCGATTTCCTTGGCAATTTGAGCCTGGTTCTTCGGATGGTTTTGTATGCAGTGGTTCAGTTCGGCGGAGGTCATACGGGTAAGAGAGACTTTTTTTCATCCGTTGGCAACTTTTTTCTTGCGTTCGTGTCCTATGGCAACTTTACTGCGGACATCGAAACGCAAACGCGATGACAATTTTCAAGAAACCAAATTCAAAAACGGAGGTAGATCAATGAGCTTCGACTTCGGTATGCGCGAGTTCTCCGCCGCGTTTGCGAGCGAGGAGCGCCGCCGTCACTCCGCGCCGCCCGATGAGGTGGAAGCCGATGCGAATCTATTCCCCTACGATGAGGGATACGAAGCGCGGGTGTGCTGCCAGAAGCGCGATTCCAACCCATACAAGGCCACCGAGTTCCACGCAGCATGGAACCTCGGCTGGGACGCGGCGGACGCCATACCCGACGACTTTTCCCAGCCCCAACACGCCGAAATGGGACACGGCGGGAGCACACCTGACGGGGCTGGGGATCTTTCCCAAAACACGACCGAACCTGAACCGGAAAAATGACCAATGAACACCTTGAAATCCTTTCTCTGCACGATGTCCCGCTGGGCTATGAGCCGCTTATTCTCTCCGACGCGGAGGCCGATGGACTGGCATCCGAATACCAAAGGCTGCTGGGCGCTGGCCGTGTCGTCGTGCTCTGCGACAACGGAGACGGCACGCTCGGCCTCTGGGAGCTGCGCGGAGGATTCTGGATCGACCCGTGACTAACCTTTCCCCCAAAACCAACACCAACCCCATGATACCCACGCACTACCTCGAAATCATCCTTGGCGTGATGATCGGAGTCCCAATCGGATTCTTCATCTGCGCTTTCTTTGCCAGCCGCCGGATGCGCCGCATCTCCGCCAAGGAATGGCTTGCCGCCCAAAAGTTCTACACCGGCGCTCCTACCACCCCTTTCCAATAAATACAACAACACCAATATGAAAACAGAAATACAACTGGCGGAAGGTCCCGCCGAAACCAATACCGGCCTTGGGATCTTTGATTCCGGCGCTTTCGATTCCTACGTCCGCATCGCCGGAATGATGGCTAATTCATCGCTCGTTCCCGAATCACTCCGCACTACGGGTTCCGCGAATTCCAAGGTTGCGCTTTCTGCCGAGCAAATCGCCGCCAACTGCTTCCGTATCGTGGAGCAAGCCGCCCGATGGGGATTTTCCCCGTTCGCTGTTTTGGATTGCGCCTCCCTGGTTCATGGCAAGCTCATGTGGGAAGGAAAACTGATTGCTGCCGTGCTCGAAGCATCCGGCATACGCCTGTCCTATGAATACACCGGCACAGGACTCGGCATGACCGTAGTGGTCAGTGGAACCCTACCCGGCGAGGATAAGCCGCGAACGATCCAAGGGAAGATTGCAGACTGGAAGACAGATCAATGGAAGCACACGGAGTTTGAGCAACGCGCCGCCTATCGTGGATCGCGGGAATGGGCGCGTCGTCACAATCCATCCTCCATCCTCGGGGTGTATGCCCCTGACGAAATGGACGCTGTGGACATCCGCGATGTCACCCCAAAGAAGGCAGTGGTGCGGGAGAATCCGATCAGCCCGTTCGACTCGCTGCCGGATCCGCGCACAGCCAGCCAGGTTAATGCAGAGGAAGCGAAAAGCGAGGGAACCGCAGACCCGGCAGCAAACCCAGCCACGGTGCAGCCGACTGGAAAGCAGAAGAAACCGCGCATCGAGCGCGATGCCACCTTTCGCGGAATTGGCGAGAAGTCCGGCAGCGGCAAGACATGGTGGGAAGTGTCCCTGGGCATTGACGGCAAGCAATTAACCTTCACCACGTTTTCCGAAACGCTTTCGAACAACTTTTTCGAGATGGAGAAGGGAACAAAGATCCGCGCAACGATGGTTGCGAACGCCGATAAAACCAGCTACTCAATCGAGGATTACAGTCTTCTTGCAAGCGAACCGGAAGGGGGAAGCCTAGTATGAGTACCAAACGCAAGACGGAGAAGCCGCTTGAGCTTGCCATCGCCGTAGAGGGCAAGGTCATCACCTCGAACTTCGAGGCATACAAGGGGTACGCCGAGGCGCAAATCGAGGCGATCAGCTTCGACCTCAAGACGGATGAGGACTTTGACCGCGCCGACAAGGACGCAAAAGGGCTGAAAGCATTTGAGCTGCGACTGTCACAGGCGAAAACCGATTTCCTCGCCCAGATGGATGAGGTGAACAACCTGCTTGAAAGCGTGGACGCACTTGGAAGCCTAGCCCGCAAGGTGAGGTTGGAGCTGGAGAAGCTGGTGAAATCCAAGAAAGAGGAAGTCCGCGAGGGTATTATCCGCGACGGGATTACCGCGCTGGATGTCCGCAATCGGGAGTTCACCGACAGGATTGGAGAAGCGATTAAGGGCAAATCCTCGCTCGTTAAGATGCAGGAGGCTGTCACTCAGGTTGTTGACCAGATCAACGCCCAAATCGAGGCGAACCGCGACACCTACGCCAAGGGCGGCGACGAATACGGCGCGGCGGTGGCGCACGGCGAGGATGCGTTCCTCTGCCTGACCGTGGAAGCGGCCAAGGTGGAAATGGAGCGCCGGATCGAGCGGCACTGCGCCGCGCTGAAAGAGGCCGAGATTAAAAAGGAGCGCGACCGCCTCCAGCGTGAAGCCGACGAGAAAGCCCGTCAGGAGCGTCTGGCCGCACAAGCTGCCGAAGAGGCAACGCAGATTCCCACGCCTACCGGGAGCACCCAGCGGGCAGTTGCAACCGTGGAACCCCTTGAGGGAGAAGCCAGCCCGCCCAGCGGTGTCGATGCTCTGCCGCAAGGGGATACGGGTGCAATGCACGAGGAGAACGAAGCGGAGGAGCTGGAGACTTTCATCCGCATCCTCAAGGCTGCGTTCGTCCCGGTGAAGTAAGCCCGCACCGCGCTGAAACACGCAGGCAACATCGCCAAGGCGGAAGCGTTCGCGGTCGGCCTGGGCGCGGCTTGGAAAACACTCAATGAGGGGGGCGGACAATGACTCTACTTGAAGCAGCGACAGCCGTCGTTGAGGCGCGATATTTCGGGAAAGAGAGGCGCGAAATCTACGAAGCCATTAGAAGTCTTGCCGATACTATTGATGCCCTCACCGATGACACCAGCATAATGGATGATCTAACCGTGATCCGCACGGTTGCGACACCACCGCATCACCCGGATGCGCTGGAAGCCATAGAGAAGATCATCCGCAAGGTAATTGCCAAGCTAGGCGGAAAGGAGGGCGCATGATTCCTTTAGACTGCATACAAGGAACAACGGACTGGCTCATCCAACGGCTCTGGAGACTCACGGCCAGCGAGATGAAGACCAATATCACCAGCACCGGAGCACTCTCGAAATCCGTGGCCGCAATGGAATCCATCGACAAGTTGATCGCCGGTATCGACCTTGCCAACGTCATGATCCGCGACAGGGAAAAGATCGATGCAATGGAGGAATGGCAGTTGAAGAGATTCATGGCTCATTACACCGGAAACAAGTTTTCGGGAAACCTCCACACCGAGCGCGGCCACGACTTCGAAGGCGATGCCGTCGCATTGCTTTCCGAGCGGATCGGCATGCAGCTTGTAGATGTCGGGATGTGCGTGATGGGTAACAGCAAGGACGGAGTTGTATCGGGATCCCCGGACGGCCTTGGCTACAACTCCCAAAACGTGCTCGTCACCGGCGGGGAGGTTAAGAATCCCAACCTCGGGAAATACAACAGCATCGTAACCAACCGTATCCTGCCGGATGACTACAAGCTCCAGGTTCACGCAAGCATGGCAATCTGCGAACTCCAGTCATGGGAATTCGCCTGCCACTTCCACGGTAAGCCGCTGTGCCATATCCATGTCCGCCGCGACAAACTGACCGATACCATTGAGCGGAGCCTGAACGAATTCACCGCAGTTTACCGGAACCGCTACGCCGAAGTGATGGATGCCATCGCCGAGCTTGCAAAGTGGAAGCCAATGGCCGCAGCTCTTCCAAAACCTGAACCAGAGGATTCGATCATATGAACCCATTCCAAGAAATCGCAAAAACAGACAGGAAGGCATTCCAGGCCGTCCGCCGCAACCTCCAGAAGGAATCCAAGACCTTTGGCGATGAATTCGTGCGGACTCCCGATAAGGAGATCGATGAAGCCAAAGGCATGGGAAATCCTCCCGAGGCGCTGTTCCGCAACCGCCATTTCCTCGCCGCCCTATACGTCGATGACCGGGATGGGAAACCTTTTCTCCGCCTGACGGTGAACCGGACGGAGTTGCTTAATGACGGCAACTGGCGCGGGGACATAACGTGGGACGAGTTGATGGCCGTAAAGCGAGGCATCGGGCTAGGCGACCAGTGGATGAGCGAAATTTACCCTGCCGACAAGGAGATCGTGGACATAGCAAACATGCGCCACCTGGTTATCGTTGAGCAACCTCCCTTTGCATGGATT